ATGGGTGGATAATATGCCCAGAGATTATAAAAAGGAGTACGCTCGTGACCACGCTTCTACTAAACAGAAGAAGGACAGGGCTGCTCGTAATAAAGCAAGAAGAACACTCATGACCGAGGGCAGGGTGTCTAAAGGCGATGGTAAAGAGGTTCACCATAAAACGGCTTTAAGCAAGGGTGGAAGCACTAATCGTGCCAATTGGCAAGTGGTGTCAAGGAAGCGGAACAGGAAGAAAGGCAAAAAGAACGGAGCAGCATAATGGCACTTAACGCAGTACATTCAATAAAGGCTTTCCAGCAGGCTAAGTCTGAAAGAACCAATTGGGATAATCATTGGCAAGACGTTGCTGATTACGTTTTGCCAACCAGAGAGTTCACAACAAAAAAGACAAAGGGAACAGAGCGTCGTAATCGTATATACAACACTACTGCGCCAGAGGCTGCCGTACAACTGGCTGCCGCCCTAGAAGGAATGTTATTCAATACAGGCATCAGATGGTTTGAATTGACAACAGAAGATGAAACTGTAAACAATCTGCATGAAGTTAAAGAATGGTTGTATGACTCCACCAATCGAATGCTTGCTTACTTTGATAACACCTCTTCTAGGTTTTCTCTTTCAGCACACGAAGTAGCACTAGACCTAGTCACCTTTGGGACGGGTATTACATTGGCACAAGAGAGCAAGGGGATATTCAAGTTTCAAGCAAGAGATTTGAGTGGCATCTACATAAAAGCCAGCGATGATGGAGACATTGTCGATGTGTTCCGTGAATTTACCATGCCTGCATGGGAGTGCATGGAAGTGTTTGGTGCTGAAAATATCAGCGATAATTGCCGAAAGATGGCAGAAGACCCAGAGAAGAAGGACAAGGAGGTCAATATCCTGCACCATGTTTACCTTCGACTAGACAGAGACTATGCAAAACAAGACAGTACGAACAAAGCATGGGGTTCTTATTACTGCGAAATAGACACCAAACATAGCATCAGCGAAGGCGGATTTGATGAGAACCCCTACATAGTTGTCCGATGGAGCAAGGCGGCAGAAGAGGTATATGGACGCTCCCCAGCAATGCAGGTTCTCCCAACCATCAAGGTTGTGAACGCAATGGCTAGGACGACGCTAGAAGCCTCAGAACTGGCTGTACGCCCTCCTGTAATTGTAGGCGCCGGAACTATGGAGGGACCCATTAGAACCGCTCCAGGCTCAATCATGTACATCAGGCAAGGCACTAGGGATGTCCCCCAGCCATTCAACAGTGGAGCAAGACCCGACATTGGTCATGAGATGATGGACAGAGAAGAAATGAAGATTCAAAAAGCCTTCTTTGCTGACCGACTGAGTCTTCCTGACCAAGACCGAATGACCGCCACGGAAATTATCGAGCGTAGACAGCAGGGCTTAATGGTTGTTTCCCCTGTACTAGCCAGGTTGTATTCAGAATGGCTAAATCCTGTTATTAGCAGAACCTTCCGGTGGATGATGGAAAATGGTCGGCTTGCAGAATTGCCCGAATCAATAAATCCAACCCAGTTGAAAATAAACTATATTAGTCCAATGGCAATCTCCAGAAGGGCAAGCATTACACAATCCTTTATGCAGGCAATGAGTGCAGCACAAATACTGGTTCAGGTTAATCCAGAAATCATGCAAAATCTTGACATTGACGCTGTGTTCCGTTCGTTGATGACCCAAAACAATGTAGACCCACAGTTCTTGAAGAGTGAGAATGAGGTTGCACAATGGAGACAACAACAAGCCGAACAAGCACAACAAGAACAACAAGTGGCAATGGCACAACAGGCTGCCTCCGCCGCAAAAGATGGGGCGTCCGCAGCATCAGACCTTGGTGCGTTAGGAGGATTGGGTGTCTAATAAACAAGACGCAATTGCTCTAAAAAGGAGGAAGGATGACTATGAAACAGTCTTTTCTTCAGATGCTGGACAGAGGGTTTTGGCTGACCTTATGGCTGATTTCCACATGGGGCGCAGTAGCCACGCTGCTGGCGATTCTCATGAAACGGCTTTTAGAGAGGGAGAGCGGCACGTAGTCCTTTATATTATGAACCTGACCGGAAACAGAAGTGACCCAGCGTGGGTCAATGGGAAACTAGACCAAGGTCAAATAGAATACAGTGGTATTCAGGAGTTTACATAATGGAACGCAACGGATGGTCAGAAGATGCAAAATTGGTTTTACACAGGCTAGACAAAATTGACCATGAGTTGCGTGATATAGAAAAAAGGCTTCGGCAAATAGAAGGAAAAATGTGGGTGTTGCAAACCAAGGCTGCATTTGTGAGCATAGCGGCGGCGACTGGTGTTACAATACTGTTGAGGTATATGACTTGATGTTGTTCTGGAGTAGATATATAGTTATCGTTAGACCGCTTGCAACTGCGGTCTGTTTGCTCATGCTCACGGGATGCAGCGCCTTTCAACCTCTCTTCTCTCCAAAACCGACTGCGGCGGAGGCTATGGATATAGTCTCTACCGTGGCGGAGAGTTCAAACCTTTGGTTTCCAATTATGTTTGCGGGCTTCCTAGCCCTACTGGCTGGAATAATTAACCTAGTCTTTTTGCGAGGGACTGCAAAACTATTAGTCATCGGGGTGCTTCTTGCACTGACTCCACCCGTTGCCGAGGTGGTTTTGGATTCAATCGCACCTTGGGTTGGTATAATTGTTGCAATCTCCGGGCTGGCTTTGCTTTCAATCGTAATTGGTAAGTGGTATGGAAGAAAAGACATAATTAAAAGAGCAGAGGCTCGTGCTGATTACATTGCGGGTAACGGCAAGAGTTCATTGACCAAGAAGCAAGCCGCAGACGTACTAAACCATCTTGGAGCGAGTGACTTCGAGGCAAATTATCCAATAAAAGGAAAGTAATTATGTTGGCAAATTTTTTAGGCAATATTTTCTTCATGTGTACCGTGGTGGGTGCAATAGGCTGGGCAATTATTGTTGCTCATGCTCTCGGTTACATCACCCTCCCCAAGTGGAGAAAGTAATTCGTGAGTAATAACTGGGCGAAATGGGCAGCAATTAGTTGCACCCATGTCCCCTACCAGAGCGAGAGGGCAATCGACCGTTTGCTTGAGGAGTTAAAAGGTCGAAAACTCACACACTTCGTTCACCTAGGGGATGTTGTTGATGCAGAGGCTGCAAGTGTGCATAACGATGACCCTCCATCACACACTCTTTATGAAGAGTTTTGTGTAGCGGCAGATATGCTCAAGCGTATACGCTGTGCCTTGCCCAAAGACTGCGTGTGTGTCCAACTAGATGGAAACCATGACGACAACATTAAGCGACCTGACTCTAGGCGTATACCCCAACCCATTCGTGACCTGTGCGACCCAAGAAAAATGGAGGGTGTTGCTGAGGAATATAAAAAGTGGAAGCATATTCCTTATAGGCATGGCATTCGTGGTTGCTACCAGTTGGGCGGAATAATATTCTCACACGGGTACGCAGCGGGGGCAAACTCGGATGAATTAGAGGCAATTCAATTAGCAATGGCGTGTGGTGGTCATGCTCACAGGTTAATTGTTAGGGGTCACACACACCGACCAGTTCCACCAACTCAATGCAAGAGGTCGGCACGAATTAGACTTCCTTGGTGGTATGCGAATGTGGGCTACATGGCTTTTGAACAGCGCCCGGCATACACAAACAGGTTTGATGTTCAACAGTGGGGAAGGGCTTGTCTTATTGGTGAGTGCCAACTTGGTAGACCAGGAAGAATGGGTCGAAAGAGTTGGGACGCCGAGTTGATTTCGCTAGAAAAATGACTATAATACACATAGTCCCTCTGGTCAGGGACTCCTTAAAAAACCCCTCCTACATTCGTGTAGGGGGGGTTATTCGTCTGACTCGTAGGCGTCCGGGTTTTGTGATATTGTGGTGTTGTTTTCTACTTCCGCCTGCATTCTCTCGGCTGGCGTCATAGCCTCAAGTGACCTGTGTTTGTCGGCTTGTTCTAATACTCCACGCAGTTCGGGATGCTTTATGAGTAGGGCGGCAAGTCTTCCCCTTACGTCATCGGGGCTTCGTTGTTCTTGTTGCTCTACAATAATTTCTTGTGTTGGCTTGCCCAGTGTGCGGTCAAGAAGTTCCTTCGCAGCGGCTATAGAGCCACCACGAGCCTTGTTTATTAGCATCATGATGACGTTCTGCATATCCTCTGGGGTAACGGCAGACATAAGTGATTCTTGTAACCACTTACGCTGCTGCTGTATTGTTACCCGCCTTGCTAGGTCACTCATCGGTTGTTGGGTGTGCGAGATTGAATAGTTTGTTCATCTCTGCAACCGCTTCAACATGACCCAGGCTTCCTGAATCCTGATACGACTTCATGAAATCGGGGTCTCGTTTGAGTTGAGAGATTTGCGCCTTGGCTTCAGATGGAGAAATCATGAACCCTTGCCGTCCACCACCACCAATTATTTCGTCGCTTGCAATTGCCTTGCCTATGTTTGCAAATGCTTTGATGAGGGCTGGCTCGTTTCCAAGACCAGTGCTGTCTAATAAAGCCATGAGTTCATCCCCACCAAACTGCTTCGCAGCACCCTTCGCCATATCCATCTTTTCATCGTAGGCTTTTCCGAACTCTTTCCTCATAGTATCGGATGCTTTTTCTAGCGCCATTTCGTGGTCTTGTTGCCCCTGCACTAATCCTTGCTCGGCTTGTTCGGCTTGCCATCGTATGAGGGCTGCGGCTTGTTGCCCGTTGAGACCTATGCGATGTGCTTCTTCAAAGAATGCACCAGAAAGTTCTTCACTGATGGGAATTTCTGGCATATTTTCTGTGGGTATTTCATAACCCTTTGACGTTTCGGGTCGCCCCAGTTTGTTGTAAAACTCGCCCATCACTTCTTCAGAGGCATCTTTTGCGGGTATTGCTACCTTGTCAGAGCCAATCATGTGTTGTGCGTGTACATATCCCTTTGCCAAACTTGATACGTCCTGTATATCGGCTAGGCTAGGGTCGTTTCGTAGGTCTTCTGGAATGGTGCTACGCCAATCCTCGGATGCTACTTGGTTGTCGCCTATGAGCGACTCTTGTGTTTCATCAGACATCTGTGTCTCCTTGTGTGAATATAATTATAGCCCAATGTTTGTCATCGGGCGACTTTTCTTGTTTTACCAATAATTCTAGGTGTTGGGGGTCATCGTCTGGAATTATACCTAAACCGTAGAGACTTCGCCCCTTTGGTTCTTTTAGGCAGTCAATGAGCATCTTGCAAGAAGCAACAAGGTTGTCGGGGTCGAATGCTCTTCCCCTCTTGCCCCATTGTCGTATAATAGTGAGCCTTGTTTTGCCTTTGAACTTCGGTAATGGACGAGGTGCAGAATATTCAACGGCTGCCATCAATTCTTCTTGCCTCTTTTTTCGCACAGCCCAGTGCATTCTCATCATTTTATTAAGAGATTCAAATTGATATTCTAGGGTCATTCGCCATCTCTTACACATAGTAATCCTCCTATGTTATCGACCCATTCTAGGTATTTCCTCAACAATTCAAAGTCTTTTCTGTCGTAGCCGGGCATATAGGTCACAATTGCATCTCTCAGCCTGTCTATTTCTACAATGAGTTCGTCTGGCATAGCGACAAGCAGGAACGTTTCATCGGAGTGTTCATCCAAATATTCGCTTTGCGGTAAGGTAAACTTCTTCTTGTCCTTCGCCATGTAGCCAGTCTCGCATATCCTTGTACTTGTCGGGTGGCTCAAACATTCTAGCATCTTGAGTGTGACACTTGAGGTATTTTGCCAAAGCCTTTGCACCTCTTTTGCCAACGCCATCCCTGTCCATACAAACCACGACATCTCTGTCTTTTAATAGTTCAGCGATTAGCCTGTCCCCGCTATTGCATGAGGGTCTTCCTACTGCGGGTAGCCCACAGGTCAAAAGGGCTGCGGTGTCAGATTCTCCCTCACACACATAGATAACGCCCTCGTCTGGTAGATTGTTTGGGATAAATAGACCATTTCTACTACCTTTTATTGAAAACTTTTTACCATTGGTGGGTCGAGTCCGTATGCCTATGAGCCTACTGCCTTGTCGTAACATGGGAAATATCCAAGAGTTATTGCCACTGAACCACCCAATATTGAGTAGCCTCAGTGCCTCATCAGACACCCCTAGCCTGCCCGCTAACTCATCCACCTTGGCTTGTGGACATTCTCTAATCCATTGCCTTGCCCTGATTGCCAGTACCTCGTTGTGTTCTGGGAGCGGTTTGGTCATTCTGGGTATGTACTCTTCCTTCATCCATTCAGTGGTGACACGAAGGACATGAAGATACCCACTCCCCTCAATGTATCGGGATGACCCTTCTTCAATGCGTGGGCAGATTGCGGCTGACCTGTCTGGTGCAACCATACACCAGTCAGGCTTGCCACACACAGGACACCTAGACAGCCTGCTTACACGCTTCCACCTACTCACCTTTCCCCCACCCTGCCATACGCATCGGTCACATTTTCTAGCATTGTTTTTGCCGAATCTTTCCGCTCTTCAATCCAAATATTCATAACCCTTGGAGATGCGTGACACTCTAAAAAATCCAATACTACATGAGCGGTGTGTGCCATTTGTTTTCGGTCTGATTTTTCACAGCCCTTCAACTCATCGGTGAACATATTGAGCATTCTCTTTATCCCTCCCTCTGACAATGACATGAATGCTTCAAATGCACCACGCACGGCTATAAGCATTACGATATACTCTTCGTCGGCAAGTGTTACTTTGCAGTCGTTTTCTTCAAACGATTCAATTATTCCCCCAGTCACTTTTTCGACAGTCACGGCAAAGTTAGCACCACTTCCGCACTTGTCTGGGAAGCACAAGTCTCCGTATGTGAAAGCCATTGCACCCAAGTCTGCCGTTGCAATAAGTACCTGTAGGTTTGGTTCGTCCATTTTGAATGTGGTCATATTACCTCCTTAAAAGGTTGCGTCAAATTGCTTCTTTGCTTCTTCGACTGTGTTGCTTTCCAACTTGAACCCTAGTGTTTCCCATTCTCTAATTGTTACGACTACCTTGCGGTATGTTTCCCCATTCTTTTGCCATTCGTTTCC